GGAGATGTGTATAAGAGACAGAGTTATTATATTCAATTACTTTGAGCATTCTGCTGGCGATTTCTGCACAGTTGATTCATATCTACTAACTGGTGTCCCAACCACAGACATTCCATATTTCAACTCTCCTTCTTTAGGCAGAGTTTATCTCTCAGACTTGGTTGACTTCCGTCCTAAGGTTGATGTAAATTCAATCATCACAGGATTCCAGAATAAGTCTCTACTGTCCAGCAACAATACTGTTTCATTTAATGGGTCTGGTGGTATTCCTTCCGCTACACCTGCACACGACGACAATCTAGAATTCACTTTCGGATTTAATAGCAAGCAGTATCTCGATAGAATTGATGGCGTCTTCCTCAATAAGAAAGGAGACTTTATCGTTAAGAAGGGCAACTCTTCTCTCAATCCATCCAAACCAGAATCTCCTGATGATGCGATTGCTCTATACTATCTCTTCATTCCTGCATACACAGAGAATGTCAGGGATATTCGCGTAACACCTGTCGATAATCGTCGTTACACGATGCGCGACATCGGTAAGTTAGAGAAGCGTGTTGAGCGTCTAGAGTATTACACTACTCTAAGTATTCTTGAGCAGCAGACATTCAATACACAAATCAAAGATGATATCGGTCTAGACAGATTCAAGTCTGGTATCATTGTAGACAACTTTGAGAATCATGCGATTGGTAACTTGAAGTCATTTGACTACAAGTGCTCTATTGATACTCAACAGTCTGTATTGACTGCTCCTACTGTAGAGAATTCTTACGGTCTAAGAGAAATTTCTACTACTAATCAGGAAAGGTCTGTTGCTGGTTATGAAAGGACTGGTCACGTCTTAACTCTCCCATACGCAACACAAGACTTTGTTTCTAATAAGTTTGCAACCGCAGATGGTAAGATTAATCCAAACCCATTTGTAGTTGTCCAGTATGTTGGTGACGCTTCTATTTCACCAAACATTGACCACTGGTATGATAATACCCAAGCACCAAATATCCTGAATAATGATACTAAGGTATTCTCTGTGTTTGTCAATAAGACAGATGCTAGAGAAGGTTATGCAAGTCTCAATAACTTCTACATTACTAACTGGGTTGGCACGAATAGAGCATTCTTTAATATTAGCTCTTTGAATGATATTACAACCAATACCGAAGCAAATGTTATAGCAGCAACAATCTCAACTTCATCGAATATTAGTCCACAGAATAATGAAGTTGGAAAGGGTATTACTACTGTAAACAATGGTAATAGCACGGTTGCTTCTTCCTTACAACTATATGCTAGGTCGAAGGCAATTAAGTTTACTCTAAGAAGACTTAAGCCCAATACAAAATTCTATGCTTTTATTGATGGTAGAAGTGTATCTCGTTATATCTGTCAGGATGTCAGATTCACTGGTATTCCTGCTAACTCATTAGGTCCATTTGGTGTAAACGCTGATGGGTCAGCAATTAAGTCTGACGCTAACGGTGATGCTAGTGGTCTCTTGATTTTCCCTGCAGGTCCTGCTCCATTACAAAATGCTACTTGGCCAGGTGACATTAATAGTGTTGCATATGAGTCTGAAGGAGAAGAATTAAACTTCACCACTGGTATCAAGACAATTAGATTCACTACGAGTGATGAAGATACTAATGATTCCAGTGTAGATAGTTTTGCTGAGTGTAAGTATTACGCTACTGGCACTTTCCCCAATCAACCATCTGCAATTATCTCAACGATTCCTGCATTCTTGAAAGGTGCTGAAGGTATTCAGTTTATTGATAATGCATCAACACAAGCAAAACCAAGTCCACTATCTCAAACATTCCGTGTTGAGAATATGGATGGTGGTTGTTTTGTCACTGGTGTTGACCTCTTCTTTGCAGAGAAGAGCTCTTCACTACCTATCAGAGTATATTTGTCTGATACAAACTCTGGCAAACCAGGCACATACATCGTCCCAGGCACAGAAGTTGTCAAGTCTTCAGATACTTACCTAAAGATTTACACTAGTGGAAGTCTTGATTTGTTGATTGGAGAGACAATCTCTGGTTTCAACTCAGGTGTTAAGGGTGTGGTTAAAGAAGTTATTGACCAGAATGGCAATCAACTTTTACCAACTCTACAGAATACTGTAAGAGTTAACAACGACCAAGTTTACACTCTAGTCCTTTCTAACTACACAAGTTTGGATGGGTCACCATTCCAACAGAATGAGAATCTAGCGATTCAATCATTGATTACTCAAAACACACTAGACAATACTAGTTTGACAGTAACTATTGCCAAGGATTCTGGCAGAATTGTTGCTCTCAACATTACTGACTACGGTGAAGGATATGATTCAGCGACACTAGTTATCCAAAGTCCACAACTTCCTGGTGGTAGTGTTGCAACAGCAAACGTATTCATCTCGAATGGTGAAGTATTTGATACCTCTATTCTTCTAGAAGGGTCTGGATATACTGATGCACCTTCTATTATTCTAAGACCTAATGGGTCTATTAGTAGAGAAGCAGTAATCGAGCCTGTTATTGAAATTGATACACCAGCTGTGAGAATGGGTGTTTCTATCGACCCACAAGATGGTCAGACTCTAGATTCAGTATCTCCAACCAGATTCACATTCGACCACCCAATTTACCTACAAAATAACACCGATTATGCGTTAGGTATTGAAACAGATTCTACCGACTACAGAGTTTGGTCTTCTAGACTAGGTGAAACTGATATTTCAACATCACAAGTTATCACTCAGCAACCTCTGCTTGGGTCTGTATACAGGTCTCAAAACGTTGATGCTTGGACTGAAGACTTGAGTCAAGATATCAAGTTTGTAATGAAGAGAGCGGTATTTGTTACCGACACTCCCGCAAACATTAGATTGACTAATGAAGAGTTGGGTTATGAGTTGTTGGATGCAAATCCAATTCAAACAGATTCTTCATCTAATGATAGTGCAGATTCACCTCTATTCAGAAATAACAATAGAATTATCAAGGTTAATCACCAAAACTCTGGTTTTGAGGACTCTGGTAAGTCATATGTTACTTTCCGTCAGTCAGTTGATGTTGGTGGTATTGAAGGAGAAACAATTAACTCTACTTTATTCCAAGTTTCTAACTCAGGTTTAAATTCCTATAATATTACTTCTACTCTTGGTGCTGGCTCCAGCACATTTGGTGGTGGCAATATTGTCTTGGCATCTTACAATAGAAAGTATGAAAAACTATATCCAAGAATCGGTTATCTCTCATTCAGTGAGACGCCATTCAATGTAGGTGTTAAGACTACTAATATCATCCCACAAGATTCACCTGGAGAAAACTTTGTTTCATATTCACAAACTGACTATGAAACTACATTCTTGAATGAAGAGCATTTCTTTGACAATCAAAAAGTTATTGCTTCAACATTCAATGAAGTCAAGAATAATATTGACGAGTCTTTAGAATATAAGTTTACTTTCTCGACGACAAAGGATAACTTGTCTCCTGTTATTGACCTAAGGTCCTCATCTATTAAAGTTATTTCGACTCAGATTGATAAACCAGAAGGTAATGAAGTAAGATTTGGTAGAAGATATAAGTTACTATCTTTCTATCCAATTTATAAGTTTAATGTAACCAATTTACCTGTTGACCAAGCAGGCGACCCAATTATTCCAACAATTGACCAAAGTGTTACTGGTGATACTTCAAACTGCCGTGGTGATATCATTAAGGTAGTTGGGTCTCTAGTTTATGTCAAAGTCAAGAATAGCAGCGTATTCCAAGCAGGAGAAATTCTCACATTTGGTGTCCAATCATACACTGGTGTTGCTGTTTCACCAGATGGTATTACAAGAGTTGTTAGTGACTTTACTCCAAATACACAGGTTGAAGTATATCAAGAAGACCTCACTAGTAGATTCAATACTGAAATTTATGGCACGATTGTTTCTTGGGACGAGAAGACTGAAACTCTTGTAGTGTTAGAAGAGAAAGCACCTATTGATGGCGATTATACATCTCCAGCAACGGGCACTTTTGCTAGAGACTCTTCTAACAATGGTGATAACCAAGTAAGTGATATCATCAGAGTTGGTGATAACCTATGGCATCAAAATATTTCTCCAGCAGATGCTACTGACCTAAATGAATCCGTTGCTGGATTCGTCGAAGTTTCTGCGGTGGATTACTCTTCTGGTGTAAGTTTCACTCCTGATACCACTTCTAAGAATAGCACCTCTCTCGCTAAATATGTTACTAAGGAAGTAACACTTGCAAATCCAGCAACAACATTAGAAGTTAGACTAACCGCTAACATGGCATCACAAGATGATGTTGAGGTATATTACAAAGCAAAACCTGTAAACTCTCAACTAGTCTTTGATGATATTGAATGGGTTGCATTTAATGGCAATGGAATGCCAGATATTGAGGTCATTCCTTCTAACGAAGCTGCTATTTCTGGACTGTTTGAATCACAGTCTTCATATAAAGAGCATAAGTATACTGTTTCTGATTTAAGTGAGTTTGCTTCGTTTGCTGTGAAAGTCGTCATGAAGGCATCCAACCCATGTTATGCCCCCAAGATTCAAGACGCGAGAATTGTAGCGGCATACTGATGAATAAATTTTCAA